GCTCCGAAAAGGGAAGCAAGTTCTTTGCAGATTCTGCCGCAAGCAGTTAATCGTCTGCATGTACGGAGACCAAATCTCACGTTTCTACTTGCTAATCCGGTTTACGCCAATACAGTTTAGGATTCGAGCGTCCGGTGGGAACAGGGGTAATCAAGACCTGTTCTACAGTCGTAATCCAACTAACAATCGAGAAACAACGATTAACGACTAGGTTATTCTGTAAATATGTCCTAAACGGGCTACGGGGTCTTTACTATGCCTTTAAAGGTGCGAAGTAGTTTAGAGACTTGCTTAGGTCGTTTTTTTAATTGACAAATTAATTGGTTAGGAGTAATATTACTGATTCTTTGATATAATTGGCTTAATTAAGATATTTTATGGTTGAAGAATGGTTAGTAAAAATTGTTCGCTGGCTTTGGAGAAATAGTTATAAAATAATCGTTTTGTTGATGTTAGTTTTGATTATTTATCTTTTAAATGGCATTGTATATAATCTAAATAACATGAGGTGGGACTATTTGAATGACATAAAATTTCATACTGATTATTTATGGAATCAATCATCTAAATAAATTTATGCACGGAATTTTGGGTTTAGTATTGGTCATTATGGGAACGCTAATATTAATAGTTTGGAACCTGTTTAAGAATCAGGGGGATCTTTAAGGGATATTTAAGGCTGCTCGTTTGATAATTGACTTAGTAGCTTTCCCCACTGCACCAGATCCGATATTCTTTCCCTTATTTAATAACTTTGCTGTATTAGTAAGCACCCTTTCGCTTTCTGAACCTTTTTTAAGCACAAGTCCAGCCCACGCTAGTGGGTTTATAAATCCTGCACTTCCAGCGATAGTATCTGTTAGACTAACCAATTTATTTCGATTATCCCTAGCTAAAATATCTACCACTCGATCCTCTAATCTTCCGTAAGTAGATAAACGTTTGTTTATTTGATTAACCAATTCAGGATTACCCGACTTATTTTCTATTTCTGTTTTTAAGCCCCGCGCCAAGGTTTTCATAGTTTGAACGGTATCAGTGAGCTTGGGGTCTAATTTATAAGCAACGTCGCGCAATCTATCATAAAGATTGCGTTTTATAGTATTAGCAGTCTGTAAATCCATCCGCTGGGGAACATCTGCAAGCAAAGATTCAACGGTAGTAACCCCGTCTTTTGCGCCAGGAGTTAATTCAAGCTTTTTAATTGTATCTTCAAAGTAAGGCTTTAATTCTTCCCGTGTGATTACGCCTTTACTATTTTTAAGAACAGTTTGCAATTTATCTTCGTACAGATTTAATCGTTTATCCGAAATTTGCAATAATTTCTTAGGACTACCAGCCACCCCCTCTGCTAATAACTCTTTCCCCAAAGTCGGGCTACCGGTTTTTATATTCTTTTTAAGCTCATTCAAGGTCGGCTTAACTGCATGATTCATCAACGCCTCCGGAAGTTTTTGGGTTATTGCCTCCTTAGCTTTTTCTAAACCCTTACCAACGATTGGAATAGCAGCTCCGATTGCGGCTCCTTCTGCAGTTGATGTAGCAATTCCCCTAGCACTTTTGTTATCATTAAGCCCGCCCGCCAAACCAAACCCCGTACCCAATGCGGCATTTTTTGCAACTTGTGTTCCAAAACCTCCTTTAAACGCTGCTGGGGTGGCTATATTGAGTCCCACATTAGCAAAGCTTCCTAAAACTTCTTTATTAGATAATTGGGTTCCCGGATCAATCTCAGCCTGAGTTATAGGCTGATCGTTCATTCCTCGTTTTAAGAACTCCCCCAATCTTTGTCTTTGAGGACTTCCCAATGGCATTTTATGCATCGCATCAATTATGTGTTGTTGATCTTGGAACAATTGCCATACATTATTACCTGTTTGATTAATTGCACCACTAGCAACACGGCTCGTGGTTGCTAATCCTTGTCCTGCTTTTTCAACACCCATAAACCCTGCGGTTTTTTGAGCTATTCCTCTATTTTGCTGATATAAAGATTTTTGAGAGGAGACCTGATTTGTGGGTTTAATATCTTCAAAATCACCATAGGCATCTGGATATTTAGCTCTAACTCTCCGACCCACTTCCTCATCGGACATATCCTTATATTGAGGATATTTGTTTTTGACCTGTCTACCTAAATCTATAATAGTTGCCATATTATCTAATCCCCATTGGGTCATTATTCATTGATTTTGTCTGTAGTTGGCCGCTTGAAGTTAAGTTTGCCTGTACAGCGCCCTGGGCTATACCTTCAAAAAGTCCTTTAAGAGTTGCTAGCTTTGCTTGCGCAATGTCAGCGGTATCACCTAGTTTGGGCAAAGCATTTTGAATTCTTTGTACATCTAAATCGGTGAGAACACCCTTTTCACCACTTGCCCGAGCTAATTGGCTGGAAAAAGCCTTAATCGTATCTCGAAATACAGAAATATCTTTATTGGTTTTTAATCTAGCTTGTATGTTGCCTCTAATATTTTGAAGAAACGCCGATCCCGCATTTCTTGCGGTAACAACTTTATTAGTAAGATTTTCGATAGTTCCCAATAATTGCGTTGCTGAGCTAAAAGCTGCCAAAGCGTCCTTGCTTTTTTGTATTGCTGTATTAGAAGCAAGACCAGATACATCGTAGCCATTAGATTGTAATTGCCCCAATACCAAAGCTTTTTGGGTGGGAGTTAATCCATTGTAAAGAGTTGGATTAGCTATAACAGATTGGGTAATAGCGGACAGTGGGCCACCTCCCGATGGACTGCCACCCCCCGCGCCGCTCGACTTTGGATGCAAAACCTTATAGGTTTCTGCTTGCTTGTATGCAATATCGGCCAACTTTTGCTGGGTATCTAAAGACGGACCAAGCGGTTGTACCATTCCTTTGGCAATGGCATCTTGGATCGTCATACCCACCTTGTTTTTAAAGTCTTCAGGTGTCGTATATGCATATCCGGTTGCCGAATTCTGAATCTCTTTACCGATACTTACAAACGGAGTTGTTGCGCCAGATTCTTGAATAGCTTTCAAGTTGGCTTTTTGCTGAATCTGAGTAGAAATCCCTTGTAACTGTCCAGGTTGTAGCCCCAAAGTCCTTTCGGCAAGTGCTACTGACGAGGGATCAGATTTAAGGGAATCAAACAAACCATCATAACCGATAGCACTAATAACATTTTTATATCCTTCTTGGGCGTTTTGTATAAATTTCTGTTTATAATCACTTATCTGCTGGTCTATCTGTAATTTTTGGGCAGCACTATTTAAAGCAAAGGTACGATCTTGAGACGCCAAATTAACCATGTTGTTAATATTTTCCATGGCCATCTCTTTCGTCGCCAAAAGATTATTGTAGTTTTTAATAAGGGTTTTGTTGCGGGCATTTGCCGCGGCTAAAACCTGACTATCCGTCGCAAATCCGTTGGTTTTGGTTACCTCTAGACGCACATCGTCTTCTGTGCCATCTATAACTTTTTTGTAATTTAAAAGCTGTGCGTTAAGCGCGGGAATTCCTGCGTCTTTTACGTACTGATTATAAAAATCTAATAAAGATTTAGATTGATTGGCGATTGAATTATATTGCGCTCTGTCAGCCAAAAGTTGCTGGTAACCGGGGTCTTGCGCTAACAGTTGATCTATAGGACTTAACCCAGTGGGACCAGGATTCGATAACGTCGCTGGAGTTAAAGACTGTATTGCGCTTGATGCCGCACCTTGGGTTTGTGGAGGCGGCTGACCGCTTGCCAAGGCGTTCTGAAATCCCTGTTGTATGTTCCCCAAACTTAAAACCTGACCCTGTGGGCCATAGGTGGGGTTATACCCGGCTGCCTGATCCATAGTGATGCTGGGTGCAAAATTCTGCTGAGTTGGAGTGGCGGCGTTAAATCCGGTCATTGTCTGGCCGTTAGCAAGAGTTACGGGGGTTGTGGACGTTGGAGCTTGCCCTACGGGTCCTAAAGCTGAGTTTGGTTGGCCATTGACCGTCTGCAAGGGAAGCCCTTGAGATTGCAAGGAAGTAAGCGCAGCCATATTTCTATCCGCTTCCGCTTTGGCTTCAGGGGTGTAGTATTGCTCTGACGGAGTAGGGGCGTTGGGAAGATATTTAGAGTAGGCAGGATCAATGTAATTATCAGCGTATATCCCCTGTTTACTTGTTACTTGGTTTATTAAATCCTGATACTTTTGAACATCAGCATTTGTGTAGGTCTGACCAGTATAGTAAGAACCATCCCAAGGCTGAGTTCCCGCCAGGACTGCTTTTGGCAAAATAGCGTATGGATTTGAGGTGTCGTAGGTATTAAGAAAATTTTGGGCAGTAGAAAGTTTGCCCTGAAGCCCCGAAAGATAGGAATTATAATCTATCGGCGTATAACCTGAGGGTGTATTGCCTGCATAGGAAAGAGCCTCGTAACCCTCATTACCGTTCATGTTTGTCTTATAGTATGCAGTTGTGCCTAGTTGTTGTGCCATATATTTAAACTACTGATCCAACTCCATTAACCCAAGCACCATCACTTCTTCTAAATTCAGGCATACCACTAGTCGTGTTAAAAAATTGTTGCCCCACTACCGAATTTTGGGGTCTTCCCGTTACCGAGCCAAAAAGATTTACATATTTCATGGGGACTACTTGATTTCTGTCTATTGGGGTGTCGGTTATTTTGCGAACCGTGAAGGCTGCGCTTTGCAAATATTTCGGCAGTTCTCCCTTAATTACTTCATTTATTAACTTTTTTACTTCTTCTGGTCCCATTATTTTCCGGCAGGTTCATAATCAATCTCAATTTTCATACAAGTCCAATTAACCGAACCTACATTGGTGATTCGTACCCCTAAAACATGGGTCGGCGCGACCTGGGGGTTGTATTGGACCATATCTTGTCCGGCGGTTACGTTTGTACCAACGGTAAAAGTTTTTGATGAATTCGTAATTACTCCCCCATTTGAACCTATTAGATCAATGGTGAAAGAGTTATTCGCCACGAGAGGTTCGGTGTAAATTCTTACTTCCTTAGGGGCTATTTTCTTGGAAAAAATCTTATTTTGGGTTTCATAAACCCCACCGATTGAAGTTCCAGTAGTAGTTGCGACAGGAAACCATTTGTAGAATTTATACTTAGTCGTGCCGCCTGAGACTTCTAGGGTAGAAAAATAGCCCTTACCCNNCCCGCCCCAAACACCCCACCCCCATATCCATTAGTTGAAGCCCCAATACCGAAATTAGAAACAAGCATGTGGAAAGGAACCCTGATAACGTCTGTTTCTGTCCCCGTAGCACCTTGAGCGAACTGCCTCCACCAACCTATCCCCACTTCACTATCTAAGGAACCGTAAATATAAAGAGCCATCCGAGCAAAGCCGTTATAAAATTCTGAAGTCGCCCAACCAATTAAATTGCCATTTGAACCAACCGCATTGGGAAGAGGAGCCTGAGAAAAAACCGGGGTCAGTATTTTTTCTGTCGGGTTAAATACCGCTGCTCCTACAAGATCATAACCAAATGTATACTGATACGGACCAAACATGGTGTTTGAATTTAAAGAAAATGAGGGAAAAGTATTAAAAGCTGTATAGCCCGTATCTGTACCATTCCATTTAAAGATATAACTTTCAGAGTTAGAAATTAAGGTCGTATCTTGAGTAGTCGAAGTTAAATCAGGCAAAGCTAGACGGCTGACGACCATTTCCATATAATTTCCGTCTGTAGAAGTATCTATGTCTCTTACTTGGGTGTTAGTGGGAAAGCCAGGAGAGAGTTTGTTGTATGAAGTTATAGTGGCGGTTGAATCAATCTCGCCTATATTAGTTCCATTACCGAAGTAAAGTTTGCCCAAAAATGGCTCTAGGGGACGGGGGACGCTAGAAATAATAGAACTGGTGCTGCCAACAAAGGTTTCGCCTGATCCGTCAAAGTTTACCCTCGTAACTCCCTTATCATGTCCTACATATATTTGTTCTGTGGCTCCGAAAAACTCCATTGAACCGCCTCTCGTAAAGGTGGGGCTTTGGGAAACAAGGGTGCCAATCACCGAAGCGTTGTCGTAATTCGGATTATTAGTTGAAGGCTTGTTTACTTGGATTTTGTAAAGTTTAGCTGTATGGTCTACACCATAAACATAAGAAATCCCCGATTCCACTCTTTCCTTGCCCGTCATTATCATGCCGGTTATGCTAGAAGTCCCAGCATTGGTAATCTCGGTGGCAGTCTCCTGCCACGTCAAATTACCGGGGGAAGAAAAAGGATCGTTGCCGAATGTAGTAGCGAATTTAGCAAAGCCAGAATTAATATCCCCGTCGTCATAACGAGTCAGCCGACCTCCGAAATTATCTATTACCACAGAAGGCATTATGCTAATCTATCAAATTTAAGATGCGAATTATTGTTCATTGTCATGGTCGAAGAAGGAGTATGAGTATTCTGTGCCCAAATTAAAGCAATACTGCCTACTACCGAACCAATACTGAATAAACCAAGTTGACCTAATTGATTTCTTGAATTCACACCATTGCTATTAGCAAAAATGCTTGGATAAGTATAGTCAGCTCCATTTGCATAAGTATCCGCAACATCCCATAAGGTTCCAGGAGGAACGCTATATCCATATTTTAAATCCACCACTGCTGCTCCAGTATAAGTAAGCATTCCTTGAACTGCCCAAACCTCATTTGCCCCAACGGCTATTTTTAAATCATTATCAACTTGGATTAAAGATGAAAGTACTGATTGGTTAGTAGTTTTATAAATAACTTTGTGCACTTGTCCTTGAACACTTGGAGTTATTCCAACATTTGAAAGCGTACTCGCTAAAACATTTGCGGTAGTTGCTCCTTGAAGATAAGTTCCTGCGATAGTCGAAGTAGTCGCATAACTACCAGTAAGGATAGAAGATTCAACCTTATCCGCATTTAAATTACCAAAGTTAGTATTTATTGTACTTCGGGAATTAGATATTAAATCTGTAGATAAAATTGAAGTTAATGTACTCATGTAGGTTTTGAAATATTAATCCAACTATTAGTCCAAGTACCATTAGCAAATTGCCAAGAGATAGACATTTGAGTCCAAGTTTCTCCACCAAATTCACTAACAGGTTTTGCGACGTTGGTATAATTCGCGCCTGTTGGTTTTGGTATGTTGGTCCACATTAGAACTCAAATCCTGTCATCTGAATTGGAACGGCAGTTGTCGGTGTCTGCACCCCCCTGCTTAATGTTGAAATATATTGTTGCACTCTTTGCTCGTATTTGTTATTAAAAGCGTCGCCTTGCGCCATGCTTGCGGCGTCTTTGAGTGACCATAAATAATTAGCTGCGATTCGCCAGCCCAAGATTGTAGTATCTAAGCTTTCGGGATAAGCCACAGTGTCAGTCGTTGCGGTATATTCTGTGGGTTTCAGAAAATAGAAAATCCGCATTATCTGCGATACGTTGTGAGCTGAAGTCGGGGTGGGAAAAATCTCAAACCAGTCCCCCCTATCATCGAATAAGGGAGTAGCAGAATTCGCATTAGTTCTTAGATACCCAAAACCTCCTGCAGGGAGATTAGAAACGTCTACCTGTTCGGCTACTTTATAATTTTGAGGTGTAGTATCCGAATAATTAAGCTCGATAGCTTTCAGGAAAAGCATATCTGTTGGGTAAAGATACGTTCCTTGATTAGCTGTTCCGTCCCTATAAGCTTCTTGAAGCTGGGAAGCGTCTACCCCTGCGGCTACTAATCTGCGGTGAAAATCCTGTAGAGCCTCATTAGCAAAAATGATTCCATTAGCATCTGTCAACCCATTTGAATCTGTTTGGCTTTGTGTTCGAGCAAAATTTAAAATAGTAGCTAAAGTTATACAACCTCCTTATCGTATGCTCTATGGCATTTAACGCATAAACGAAGCCAGTCCGATAAATCTCGTTTGTATTGCTGACTTTTATTAGCCCAATGAATTTGATGTCCTGTTAAATTATCAGTTTTACAAAATTCACATTGGGTAGGCTTACCTTTTAGTTTTTCTATCCAATGGTGTAATGATCTATAACCGACTTCATCACCTTTCCAAGCCCAATGTTTTTCTTGCAATATATAGGTTTTTCCTTTATTCCAAGTAGTTTTACCAAGATGAGCTAATCTATTTTTTTCTTTTGCCTCTATTGTATGTTTTCTCCCTTTCATTGGAGAAACTTTGCCAAGCATTCCACTTGGTTTACCAATTCTTGATTTAGAACTACAGCTTTGTGAACAATATTTAGAAGTTGCCCACCATTTTAGATTCCATCGTGGTTTTCTATAATATTTTTTATTGCAAATTAAACAAATTTTAATGTCCATGTAATTTGCTTATCCCTGTGGCTATTAGGGAGTAGCCACAAAGGAAGCAAACTAGTTGCTCGAGGCCGATTCAACGCGAATGATGCGCTGTGTACCGACGCTGTCCTCAAACCGAGTAACACCCAAAGTGACCTTTCCACCGATAGAGGAGAAAAGATTCAACGGGTTGCTGGAATCTGCTGAGGAAGTCAGAATCGGGGTTGGCTGCTGGAAGTAGCCCCAACCGAACGACTGGTCACCCAAGACCGTGGTCGGGAATACCGGCACGGTTGAGTTAAAGTAGTTCTGGTAAGCGCTTCGTAGATAACGAATACCCCTGAAATCACCCAAAGCACCGGCGCGGAGATCATCAACGCTAGTGTAGCGTCCCACATCAGAGAACGCTCCTGTTGCCGTAGTAGACATCAGGTCGCCTTCGATCATAGGATGGATAACTGCGACATAGTATTTACCTTCATAAGGCTTCAGGCCTGCGGCGTTGGAAGACGCAAGGTACTTATACGCCCTGTTCATGTCAGCCTGGGTAATCAGGTCGCCTGCACCAAGACCTGTTCGGGAGGTCTTACCGCCAGAGTAGATAACGCCGTTAGTTCCAGCATTAACTACGGTCTGAATAACGGTGTCAACCAAACGAGCTAAGGCATTGCGAACCTGCGTGGTTGCTGAATCCACAACTTCGATTGCGCTGTTGTGCATCAAAAGGTCAGAGACCTGAACTAAGATACCATATTGAGCAGGACCGGTTGAGTAAGCGGTAGCACCCCAGGTAACCGCAGTCGGGTTGGTTCCTTCTGTGATTGCGGCCACACCTTCTGTAGAAGATACTGGAAAACCAGGTGCGGTTGCCGCTGCACCGCCCTGAATTGAAGCTCCTGCACCCCATACGCTACCACCACCTGCCGCACCACCAGGCCCACCAACGGTGAGCATAGAGGTGTTGATTTTTACAGGAAGCTGGTTTGTCTGAGGGAAGAGGATGCGATCATACCCTTTCGGGGCATCACGCTGTACGCCAAGTCTGGCGTATTGTAACTGAGGTTCTAAAACTTTGATTTCTTCGCTGATATACGAAGTCAGAAGTTCAGAGGTGTTGTTTGAAGCACCGCCCCAGCTACTATTTCTAACTGTAACTGCCATTTTATTACTTTCTGACCTCTTCCCGAAAATTTAACCTAGGCTAAGATCACCTTTTTTTTCTGCTTCTAACAAAGCTGCTTTCATCTCTTCCCGACTCATTTCATTTAGGGGTTTTGGGCCTTCGGCTTTGATAGTGTTTACGGCACTACCGCCAGCCGGAGATTCTCTGATTTCAGGCGCAGGTGCACCCTGAAACTTGCCTTCGCGGGTAAGAACGGAAATCGTCGCGTCTTCAATGTCGTATCCGGCTAATACCTTTTCCCTGATCTTATCTTGAAATTCGGTTGCGCCTTGATATTTAGAAGTTAGCGGGGTGAAATTTTTAAAGAAATCTACTTCTTTGGTAAGAGAGGCTTTTTCTTGCTCTAGAGCTTGTTTGGTCTGTGCAAGTTCATCTCTTTCCTTTGCCGTCAGTTCAACTTTATTGGAGAGGTCTTTAATTCTTTTTTCTACTTTGTTCACTCTCTCGTCTTCTTGACCTAAGTCAAGATCAAATTCATCAGCCATATGTTGCATCAATTTAGGGGGCGAATCCTAAACCAAGATTAGTCTGTTAGAATCATCAAGCCAGAGGGGACTAGACCTCTTGTCTTGAGAATTACCGCTTAAAGCGGTTTTCGTGTGCTTGGACACAAGAAAAGTTGTCGCACACAACAACTAACTTATCGGGTCTATCTGGATGGTCGTAGATATTCAGTACCGACTTATAGTTCACCTCTTCAGGATTCTTAGTCGGGGGGCAATATCCACACTCTAAAGGTTGTCCCTGCCAGTGTGGACAAAGTTTATACTGCTCAGTCGAAGGCTTATTCGGATCAATAATCCCACAGAATTCACATACTCCGCCTCGGACTTCAGGGTAACGATGAACATAAGGGACGTTCTTTGCACCCTGCTTTTCAATAGTTTTAACCATTTAATTGAGCTTTTACGCTTAATAGTTCATTCCGCTTTAACTTGAGAAGGCCTCTAAGGTCAGATTTCTCCGCCCTCTCAACCTGCCCCTGTAAGCGGTATATCTCAATAGAATCCTTTTCCCTGCCTAGCCGACTTCTTAATTGTTGCAAGGTAGGGCCGAACTCCATCTCTTCTAGAAGTTTCCAGTAATCGGAAGCCAGAAGACTTTCAATCGCTTCAATCAAACTTAGAAGTTCGGTTTCTTTCTTGCGAAGCGTGGGTTTTACATCCACACTTTCTTCGAGTTCCAAATCTTGTAAGATTGAGTTGTTCATTAAGCGGTTGCGGATTGGTTGTTAACTTTTACCTGTACTCTTTCGGAGATAACACTGGTAATACCAGCGGTGTACTGCAGGAAGATACGATTATTAACGCCCATGATCGGGAGACCGGAAACCGCGAGCTGTCCTAGGGTAGAAGCTGCGGCATTTCCAGGAGCCGAAAAGATACTAGCTGCGGCCTGACCGCCAACCGAAGGGATAGTTCCTGATACATAGGTGGTTTTCGCGCCTGGAGTAATTGTGGAAACGTTAAGCCACTCAGCAGTCGTGCCGTTAGCGTTAGAGACAATGCTTGTCCGGGCTACGTCATACCAAGTCGTGCCACCGTCATCAGAGGTCTGGAATAATGCACTTACGCCACCACCCTTGACCGAAGCAGTCAATTTCACTACTACGTTATCGGTGTCTTGGTCAATCAAAAAGGGTTTTGCTACTCCACCGGCAACCGAAGCCGGGCCACCACCCTGCTCCGTGGTGTTGTTATAATCTAATACAGTTCTTAGGGGTAATCTTATTGCCATTTATTTATTTCTTAATTATTTATTCCGACCTTTAATACCAAACATTATTTTTTCTGCTGCGGTATTTAATCTTGCCCGCGTACCTTTGCCTGAATGATGTTTTGCCATGTCTGTTTCGTGTTTTTTGTCCATCATCTGGCCCTTAGCCGTTTCTTTATTGCCCCTCATCACTCCCATTTTGTTCATAATTTTGTAGGGAATAGAGCTACTAGCCCCATACTCTTTTTTCAATTTATTCTCTAAAAGTTTAGGCATTAGAATTCAGCCACTAGTACGCTACCTACGCCAAGAGATTTGATTGCTACCCTCTGGAAAAGACCGTTTTGCCTATTTGCACCCTGTACGCTTCCCTGCCCTGCGCCCATACTTTCAATAGGGATTACAAACCTCCGTACGGTGTTAGTGGGAATAATGTGGTCATAATTAGCCGTAGCCCCCGCGACTGCAACAACCGAAGCTCCTGTATCAGAAGTTGTGATCCATTTTAAGGCCGCACTCACGCCTAAGGGAGATACTTCAATAGTAGTCGTATCGTGGGTAACGCTAATAACCGACGAAGCAGTGTTGTTTTCGTTTACATAACGGGCTTTGGCTGGTATCGGAGCTGGAAGTCCCTGTAGGGGTCCGCCGCTTTTGTCATAGGGAAGAGCTGGAGAGTAATTAATCATTTGCTTGCAAGCTTATTAACTGCCTTAACTAGTTCGTTGACCTTTTCCACCAGAGTATTCATACCCTCGCTAGGGAAGCTAAGGGAGACTGGATCGACGTGAAGCGGTTGTTCATAAACAACCTCCACGTTTGTGCTGGTAGAAGTTATTGTGTTTTTTTTCATAATAAAAGACCCTAATTTCTTAGGGTCTCATAACTGATCCTGAACGCAACGACTAGGGAACGCTCAGGATTCATTAATGAAACCCCAAGAGGCTCTAGTCGTTTATTTAATTTTAACGTACTTGGTTGCTAACTAAGTTATTCTCCGGCTTCATTTCTGTCTGAAGCGGAGTTGCTTGGGCTAGCGGAGACTTTTTCTCTGCACTAATTTTATCATTTCTTTGGGCGCCAGTGTCAAGAACTTGAGGTGATGCCCCGGCTTGCGACTGCCCCCCTTGCATCAAAGCCTGAGCCTGGACTTGCTGTTCCATTGCTTTTTGCTGAGCCAGCATCTGTTCGTGCATATTGATATGGAACCACACCGCCCAAGTCTTAGGGTAAAGCATTTGGTGGGTATAAATATGAGTAGTATGATTGTCTGTCGGTTCAGCCATGACAAGTTCTTCCTTAGCCAGTCTTTCATTCTCGCCTTCAGCCTTCAATTCATCTAACGTTTTAGGTAACATAACGTCTATAAGCGATGGGTCTGGTAGGAATTTCGGGAAAAAGACATGTTTGTTGAAGTTCCTAAGCCCATCAGGGTCCAACGAAGTCATTAATTGAGGGTAAAGGGTCATCAAATCTCGACGCAAAACAAGTTCTTTATATTCAGCCTCTTTTGCGCTATAAACCAGTACTCCAGGTGGATAATCAGTGTTAAAGTCTTTCATGTCGATAATCTGGGTAGACACGCCCTTTACACCTACAACGTTAGCCATCTTTTCTTTGAGTTCTTTAGCGTATTTGGCATACCTGTGGAACCAGTGCGACCAAAACTCAGATTCTCCAAACTGCATTATCTTGGACTGCAGGCTCTGAGCCATGTCATTAAGCTGTTGGTCTATAGCCGCTTCGGTTGCGGTATTGGAAGTCTTGTTTTTCTGGGGTTGCAGGGTAACACCTGTTCCTATTGGGGCGTTAGCTTCCTGCTGGAGCATAGAAATAAACTGAATTAACCCTGGGCTCATAGGGTCTTCGGTATTCAAAGGAGCAATAGCTCCTTCCATTGTATTAACTGGAATATGCTGATTAATCTGACGAGAAAAAAGCTGGGTTACGTCCGTTACCTTGGACGGATCGTACATGTAAATCGGATTGGCACGGTCTTTAGCAGCTATATAGGCTAGGTTAAGCAAGACGCTCTTGGCCCTGTGTTTGTCTTCGAGCAAGTCGGCAATACCAAAGTTAATCGAAGCGTGGGGTTCACGGAATGCTTCTTTGACTACAATAGGCCACTTGGAGCCTTTTTCTTTTGTGTCGTCACCGTAATCTAAATCCTCAAACTCAAGTTTCTCTTCATAAAGGATTTTCGAGAAACTCCTGTCTACCCAAAAGCAGCATTTATCGCCGTCGTCGTCATAACCATAGAACTCTAGTATTTGGTAAATATCACCGCCCATTGAATTAGCTGACGGCTCAACTGCCTGTTTAGCTTTATCTCTTTGTATCTTGTAGTTCCACAAATATTCATCAACGCCTGACGAGATTTCTTCAGGGCTTTTAATGCCAGTGATCGTGCCATTTTTAATCAGTCGCTTAATTTCAACTTTAGATTTGGTCAGCCACTTCCAGTAGTATCGCCATTCTTGAACGTTTTCGAAATAAGGGTCGTAACCGAAGACCAAAGGATTAATCACGCAAGGTTCCATGATCTTGCGCTTCTTGTTGAATTTGTAAGTTTCTAAGTAGCCCCGATTGAAAAATAAAGCATCCCAGCACCAATCATAATCCAGCTTATTCTTGCCCATTTCCATATAATCAGATTGGGCTAGAATGTTGTATGAATTTAACTGGTCTTGGGTTATTCCCTGAGACGGCAAGAATTTAACTTGCATTTTATCATCATAAAGAGCCGACAAGACACGGTTAAAAAGAGTAAGCAAAAGGGTCGAGGCGATATTCTGATCGCCTCTTTGCAAGTTGTTCAACAAAACCAGCTGACGGACTTTCCTTTTCTTCCATGACTGCAGAAAGAGAAAAGATTCCATGTAGCAATCTTCAATATATCCTAGGGTTTTTGATGTCATAAGAAAAATATTCCTTGGCTAACGGGTTGTCGCCATAAAACTCCTTCAAGAAATCAAATTCCGAAGGAAACTCTATCTTTGGCGGTGTTGATCGGACAGGCCAAAATTCAAAAAGCGATATGTAATGCACAAAATAAAAAACGACCTCTAGTCGTTGTAAAAATATAAGCTATTTCGGGCTTCGGGTTTTTCTACCCGCTTAAATTATATCAATGCTCAAGAATGCTTGTAAAGGACTTAGGCAGATGGTTTGATCATCTCCTGCAGGTTCTGGGGTTTCTCCGCTACGAATGTGCCTAAGCGAGGTTCGCACAGGACGAATATCCTATATTTCCCCTTTCCCCTTTTCTTACCAATCTCAACTCTTGGGTTAATGTCCTGTCTAGGCACTAATCCATCACCCCACAGCATGGTGGATATTTGCTTCCAGTGGGCATTAAACAATTCCTGTTTGGTCGGAGTATGCTTAATCTCAGGATTGATAGCAAACTCAAACCAGCGGAGAATTAAGGTCTTTCCCGTGCCGGGGTCAATAATGGGGTCGCTTTTAGCTTCTACGCTCTCCCCGTACCATTTTTCTTTATCTTCAATCGTAAACTTTTTGTCCGTCATTCCATATCTCCACTGTCCTATCATAAAAAGGACGATTAAGACTAAAACCCTCGTTTGTCATTTGCTTCTCACACAAAGCAGCATATCTCCATTCATCAGCCCCATGACTAGCCCAATTATGTAATGGTTCATCTTTGTACATTCCCCGCTTTTCATCCCATTCCCTGCCATAATTTTTCATGGCCTTAATCCAAGCCTTACAATTTTCCTTATCTACCCATAAATGATCTAGAGTAACCTGTCCTGCATTTATGCCATCCTCTAAAGATTGATCAGGAACGAGAGTAAAATTAATACCCAATCCGCGTGCTATTTCTAACCTGGTTTTCCCCGTTCCAATGTCTGTAGTTTCTATATCGTGTGGTGCAAAATGCTTGCCATATACATAATTTTTCTTAAGCACCTTAGCAATCATTTCCGGTAACCCATCACTTCCTTCACCTTCTAGATAATCTATCTTTTTTAGATGGTTATTGACTGTATCTCGTTGATAAAATCCAACAACTAAATTCTTCCCTACCCCTAAATCCCATACTGTGTGAACTTTCAAAGCTCTATCAAATGGCACAACTCCTATCCGTCCATTTATCTCCATCAAACCTATGGTTTCTCCATAAAATGTACCTTCTGCGACCGCTTCAAACGCTTCTTGAGGTGTTGTAGGGTACTCTCTTTTTAAACTATTCCATTTTTTGTTAAGCGATAGCCATTTTTGGTAGTAATATGTTATTTGGACTGAGTTTAAATTATATTTCTGAGCGTATTCTTTAAACTTGTCACCTTGATCCATTTTACTGAACGGGATTGGTTCAGCAATTTTACTTAACTCTTCGTCGTCCCAAGTCCAGTTGTAAAAATGAGCTTTGTATTGTTGGGGTAAAGTAGGCTCGCCACGCTCCCACGCCTCCATAAACATCTCGTAAAACTCACCAGACGCCCCTTGAGAAGTAGATTCTATGTCTACCCGTCCTGTAGTAGGAACAGCTGGGATTGTGCCTTCAATAATATCAGGTACTTTCTTAGGGTATTTCTTTGATATTTCGGCAAGTTCAGTAACATGGACCCTCTGGTAAGTTCCCGACCTACCGGATGTATCTACCGCAATAGAACTAAAACCTTTCTCTACTCCTTGTTTATCTCTACCGAAGTCAAACTTAAGCGTTTTGGTGGTTTTGGTATCTACTTGGTAAAGAGCTTTTAATTCAGACCTAAACTTTTCCCACGCAAACTTGATTTTTTTATCAAATATACTCTCGCCCGCCTCAAGATTATGAGCTATAAGCAACGAGTCTTTATTAGGGGTAAATAATGTGTCATCTAAGCTATCTATAGCTTCGTCTGTAGTAAAACCTAATTGCCGCGATTTTAATATCAAATTGCGATACCATTTATTCTGACTATAATGATTCTGCGCTCGATTCCGCTTAAATTTGATTAATTGACCCTCTTTATTCCTGATTTTGTAAAGGTTATTTATTCTCCAATTCTTGTCTTTAAGCCGAACATCACTCATTTTCTACTTCATCCAATACTGCGCTTATGCTTAATAAACCAGAATGCTCGAAATCCTGCTTAGCTTTTCCCTCGGCCATTTCCCAGATAGTTTTAGGATCAACCGTTTTTAAATATTCTATCCTTGCCTCTTCTGACATACTGGCGAGAAAGTCGCGGGCAAACTCCTTTAATGTCTTAGTCTTAGGCCTGCCTGCAGGATTACCTGATTGACCTTTCTGCCATTGGTATTCTTTTAGCCAATCAAAGTTGTTTCTATGCTGTTTTTCACGCTTTATATCTTCCATCGTTAAACTCTGATCCTGAGGGGTTATTTGCTAAAACCTCTCTGTAAATGTCTTTAGTAAAATACTGCCTGCCGATTAGCCGGATTTCTTTTAAAGCCTTGCGCTTACCTTTTACTGGACCATAGCGTAATTGATAGTCCTTAATCAACGCCTGCTGGTAATGAGAATCCGGATCGAAATGCATTTTTATTTTAAGTACGAATTATGCTATTTGTAAAGAACTTGCATATATGGTCTACTTACACAGATGAGCGTACTTTTCTCGATTATCTTTAAGGTATTGCGGCCATTCTGATTCGTCTATCTTGTAAGTAAAATCCCTGCCTAAAAAATCTTTGTTGTTTTTGATATTTTCGTTTAAATTACCCATCACCTGATCGCTTGCGTAGGTTTCTTTTGTGTAGGAATCCTCAAGTTTTTGTTTTAATCCATCTTTGAGCGAGGTGAAGTGCCAACCGTTGTATTCAGAGTCCTTTGGCGTATTTGTACGTAAATGATTCAGACAGACGTTTTTAATATCACCATATCTCGCCATTAGGGTTCCCCAGAACTCCTCGCTTGACCGGTTATTCAGATAATAAGTGTAAACCTTTAGTCTTAACTTGGTCGGTATTTGCTGAACCGCATACCCTGTATCCCATATNNATACAATATCATCGTCCTTTAAATGAGTAAGGGCTTTTTTTATGCTTTCCTTGATGTAAAATTCTCTTTTCCAGTGCCACGCCCCGACGGTGTTCGGGCTTATCATGGCCTGCGCCCAAAGTTGATTATCGTTCCAATCGTCTATTATAAAATAGCGGATTTTCGCATATTTGTCAAGGATTTTCGGAAATAGCAACTCTTTATCCTTACCCGAAAATGTCTTATTTGCCTCGCACACAATAAACTCATCAACATAGTCTTTGAGTATGTTATACCTCAAATCAAACAAGTCAGCCTCGCCATTGTACATTACACAATCTATCACCGCCATAAATAATATAATCCTCTCTCAATTATCTGCGCCTCACCCG